ACGTATTGCAATGAGATCAGGTACAAGTCGTATAGACTACCAATGTATAAAATCTGAAGCAGAAACAGAAATATATCTTGGTGAAAAATCAATCGTTAAATTAATATTAAAATAAAATTCTAAGGGTGGTATGAAAGCCACCCTTTAACTAACTAAAATATTTTTTAAGCATTTCTAATTGATCATCATATTTAGATATTATTTCTAATTCTTTTTCTACAGTTTCAATGACATCAGGATGCTCTGCAATTCCTGATATTTTATTAAGTAATATATTTACATTAACTTTATGTTTTTCTATATGACCCTCAGCATGTTTTTTTAATGCTATAATTAATTGTTCTTTCATTTTATACCTTATACATTGTGTATTTAGTTGTTATTTCCTCACCTTTTTTAATTAGTCTATTCGTGACTAAATATGTTCTTTCTTCATATATACAACTTTCCTTTTCTTTAATACAGTTTGGTTTATTACTATGGTTAACAAAGCCACCTAATGGTGTTCTTATAACTTCTTTAGACTCAGTTATTAAATGCATCATACCTAAATTAATATTCTTTTTAATATCTTTAGTAGCAAATAATCCTAAGCCTTCAATCATAGATTTATTTATAGTTACAGTTTCTGGTAATGGTTTATATTTCTTTCTTTTCATATATCCTTTATTTTGTGAGCCTTTTAAGCAGGTTGCTCATCTGCTTCGGTTTACTAATGCTAACGTAGGCTGAGAGAGGATAGCCTATTTATCGTTCTTACATCATTGTCTGTTAGCTGTTGCCTAAAAGGACTTACTTGCAGTTCTAACTTCTAACCGAAACTGGTTACTACACTTCTTCAAAAGCCAAATTACTTTCATGGTAATTTAATCTTCCTGTGTTTACATTATAAGTTGCTTGTCCACATTGGCCAGTATCACCACTAAATCTAGATTTCAATACTGCAAATTTTACAATATTTCTATCAGATTTTTCAACAGCCATCATGTTTCTAGCGAAACCTATAATGTCGAAACTTATTTGTTTAATTGATCCAGATCCTTTAATAGAATCTAGATTAGGCATAATACCTTCCTCAAAACTTTTACCTTCACCAGAACTTTTTCTTAAGTGAGATATTAATGTTAAGTGAATATTATATCTTTTAACAATTTTTAATAAAGAAGACATAACTTTATCAACCGCTTCATTTCCAGTTGCACCGTCAACACCTTCACTTACAGCAATAGTTATATGATCAAGAATTAAATAACTACAACCTAAAGCTGCTAAGTATTCAATCCTATCTAACAAAGACGTATCAGCTACAGAGCCTTGATGATCTAAAAGAATTAATCTTTCATCACCAAATACTTTTTCATAACCTTTACGTGCTTCATCTTCAGTAACATCTTCAGGCATTCTAATATTTTTATTAATAGACATACCAATAAGTTTTGTTGCAGTATCACCAATAGATTCCTCTAATGATATTAATCCTATTTTAGTTTCAGATTGCTCTAGTAAATTTAATATTGTTTCTTTAACAACAGTAGATTTTCCAGATCCAGTACCAGATGTAAATAAAGTAATTTCACCTAGTCTCATACCAAACAACTTATCATTTAAACCTTTAAGACAAGAAGGATAAGGTACAGATTTAACTGTAGATCTTTCTTTAAACGCATCCCAAATTTTCTCACCGCTAACAAAGTTATCAGGCTTATAAACTTTAGCACCCCAAACATTAGATAAGTAAGTGTCTGATTGCTCTTTACATAAAGCATCGTTAGCATCTTTATAAACACTATTTACTATATGACATTTACCAGGCTTTATAACATGGGCGGCATCATTTGCAGAAGCAACACCAGGTTCATCATTATCAAATGCTAAAAATACTTTATCATATTTATTAATAAAATCTAAATTAGATGCAATATTACGTCTAGCACTTTGAGCACCATTAACAATACTGACTACATCAAATTTAGCTTTAGCTTTTGTAAGCATTTCAATTAAAGATAAACAATCTATTTCACCTTCAGTAATAACTAAGTTTTTATATCTACCACAATTAGATTGATTAAATAACTCAGGCACTTCAGCTTTACCAACAACTCTAAAGTCTTTAGTTGCAACTATTCTTTTCTTATAAGCTTTAATCTTTTTATTAATTGTAATTGGATAGTAATGACTAATAATATTTCTATCTTGATCATACTCAACCTTAACACCAGCATTGTATAATACTTGTTTAGATATATTTCTAAAGGTATCTACAGGTAATTCACTAATCTCATCTAAATTTAAATTAGTTTGTACAACACTAAAATCAACCTCTGTATCTTGTGTATCTTTAGCTTGTGTCTTTTTACAACTAAAACAAAACGCAGATCCGTCACTATAAACTGCATTAGCATCACTGCTTCCACAACTTTCACAACTTGTGTGTTTTATAAAATTAGTATTCTTACCCATACTATTACCTCTCTCTATGTTATATTATTATATCTAATATTAATCCATTTACTAAAACGTATTAAATCTTTTCCACTTGCATCACTCATCATTTTATTAGCTAACATACATACCCATTCAACATTACCTTTAATGTAACCTTTAGTAGGATCTATACGATCTAATGAAGGTGAAAATTTATCACTTCCAATCTTACCTTGGCTAGGCCTCATCACATAACCTAAAATAGGACATCTACTATCTTTTGGATAAATAGATTTTAAATAATCAAGGTCTAAATCAAATTTTAATTTATATTTTTTAACTCTATATTTACAATGATTAAATGATCTACTGCAAATACCTTTAACTGATCTATAATATTTTAATTTATCTTGACGTTTACACATTAGCTATAAAACCTTTCCAATAATCTACATTCCAGTCTTTATTATCTTTATAGTCTTTAACTAAAAACAACATCTTACCCATCACATCTAATCTATCTAGATAATCTTCTGGATGAAATTGTTTATACATTCTTATAACTGATTCAAATTGTTTAACTAAAGTTTTACCTTTTAATAACTTAGTAGCTTTAACAATACCTACACCTTTTAAACCAGGTATATTATCAACAGTATCACCTGTTAATAATTGTGTATTTAAAAACTCACAAGAATCAAATTTAGAAATAGCCTTAACAGTTTTATGCATCATGTTATAAAATAATCCACCTATAATTTGCCAATCCTTATCTACAGTAATTAACATATATAGCTGACCATTTTTTAAATATTTAGTTGCCTCAACAGAAGCAGTATCATCCGCTTCATATCCATTAACAGATGTATGTTTGTATTTTTTTAAAACATAATCTTTACATTCTTTAAAGTTAACAGGTTTATCTTTTCTCTTACCTTTATAAACAGTGTAAGATTGTTTTATATCTTTTCTAAAATTACCAGGTGCAGATATATGTAATGAAAATTCATCACATCCAGTTTCATCTTTTATTTCTTGATATAGTTTATCAAAAGTAATTTTAACATCTAAGTTATCTTTAATAGCTTTATGACATGACCTATAAAGAATCACATCACCATCTACTATTCCTATCATTTTATTTTTATTCATATTTATATTTCCTTAATTGATCCTTGTGTTTATCACCTAATATATTTCCATCCCAATCTTCAGAAACATGCGAAGGTTTAATATTGTTTAACCATTTTTGAATTGAAAGAAAAGCACCACCATGAATAGATGATTTAGCATCATGTCTTTCACCTGGAAGTATTCTTAATGTAAAACCTTTCCATCTAGGTTCTCCAGGTTTATTTCTTCTTTCCATTAAGGACATTTCTTTATTAATAATAGGTTTACCTAAATGAGAAAATTCCATTCCCCATAAATACATTTCATAACTATCAATGTTAGGGTGTGAGTGTTCTGTTATAATATTATTAGGTTCACAAATAAATAATTGTACTTGATACTGCCCTTTTCTATATAATGTAATACCCATAATACCATCAATAAACATTAATGGTTTGTCATGCGGTATGTTAATAGTATTGTTTTTTTTATACCAATCTTTAAATTGTTTTAAATCATCATCTACTATTTTTAATATTTTATTCATAATTGTAATTTTTTATTTTATTTTTAAATTTACGTCTTTGTTTTTTGTTTAAAGGATATGCAAATATATGTTTACCTTTACTATAAACATATTCTGCATCACCGTTTTCTAATTTTATTTTAATTCTTTTAGCATATGGTTTAAGATCTTTATTACCGTTCTTATCTGTATAATAAGTTCTTATAGTCTTTTCATGGTATAAACGATTATTATTCTTAATTCGTATAGCTTTACCTTTAGCTGTAATACCTAAGTAATAAAAATTAGATGCATGATAGATAGTACCATTATGACCTTGCATAGTATCTGCATAACTTACAATAACTTTACAATCAGTGTTTTGTTTAACCCACTTTATTGTTTGAGATATAAAATAGCTTTCAGTATTCTTAGGCGTTTCATCTATACAACATAACCTTCTTAACTCTATTACATCTTTTTCAAATTCACCGTATTTTTTCCAAACACTAGCCATACCTAAATATGCATAAATCATTACACCGATTAATTTAGTTTTATCATAAAGACCAAAACAAAACCTTGTAGATATACCATTAGTGTTTTTAGAATAATGCCAATCAATAACAAATGGCGTTGCTTCTTGGATTGTTATAGGTGATACTGTAAAATTTGTTACACTCATAATAATCCTTTTGGGTTAATAGGCTAGTATTTTAGTACCAGCCCATTTATTTAGTGAGTATCTAGCCACGAATTACCGTGCTTAGCATCTCCATTCATTTGAATATTCAATTCTAATTTCTTAGTAATATAATCTCCAAATGAATATTCTAATATCTCTTTAACTCTTTTAACATTTTCAGGTTTAGTTTGTAATTGTACTTCATCATGTATAAGTCCAAGCATATCAACTTCAATATTCTCATCTTTAAACATTTTAAAAGAATTAACTACAGCCGTCTTAACTGTAATGGCTTCAAATGTTTGTAGTAAATAATTTAAACATTTAAAACTAGACTCAGCAAATATACGTCTACCATCTAACCCTGGAATAAATCCAAGACCATCTTTGTTTTTAGTGGTATAGAAAAATCTATTTAACTTTTCTACAAGTTCTTTAAGACCTGGAAGTGCAGAATATAATTTATTCTTAACTTCTTTACCTTTATCAAGATCTTCAACACCAGTAACCATTTTACCAAGCTTAGCAAAACCCGCACCAAATACTGTAGCATAAAGTAAACCCTTAGCTAAAGGTCTAGCAACACCTACAGTGTCAGCATTGTGTTGATGGATATCACCATTTAAAACATGATCATTAACTTCTTTATTATTTAAGTAATGACATAATGCTCTGATCTGATTTCCAGAACTATCACAACCAACCATAACTTTACCTTCATCAGCTACAAATAAAGATCTCATTTCAGATCCGAAAAATGCATTTGAGTTAGGTACATTAACAACTTTAGAATGACGTTGTCTTGAAGTTGGTGTTCCAATATTAAAAGCTTCAACATAAACTCTATTACTATTTAGTTCAGCTAATTCAATCCAACCTCTAATAACAGAATGCCTAGATCTTAATTGATAATACTTTAATACTTTTTGACCTATATCACCTTTAATTGTTTTAAGAGTATCTTCTGTAATCTTAGGTTCACCACCTGGGGTGTACATTGAAGGCTCCCAACCATTATCTAAAAGCATTCCTCTAACTTGATCCATATTACCTAGATCCGCTTCAACCATTTTAAATCTTTGAAACAATTTATTAGGCTTCCACTTATCAGTATCAGTTTGTTTTATTTCAGTACCTGTAAACTCAGATAACATTCTAGCACTTACTGCAGAAAATCTACCATCTTGTAAGTACTTAGCTTTCTTAGGTTCCTTATCAATTAAAACTTTTCTAGGTTTTAATGTAGGATTAATTTCATCTTCAATAACTTTCATTTCAGAAGTTAATTGTTCATAAAAGCTTTTGGCTTTGGGTGTATTAAATTTCCATTTACCAGTAACTTGTCTTGCACATATCTCAGCAATAGCATGCTCAGTTCTTAATGCTTGTTGAAAGTTAGGTCTGTTCTTAATTAAAGTTTGTGCTTCATTAATTACATACTTATAAACTTTAGAAGTTAAGTTAATATCTTGTATTCCATACGTTTTCATCTCTTCAGAATAATGATCAAAAGCAGGACTTTCACCCTTAGCATCTTTTAATATAACTCCAAAGTTTTTTAAACTATGTTTACCTTCACGTCTAAAATTATTAAGCTGTGAGATAATCATAGTATCAACTAACTTAACATCGGCTTTAGGCTTCCAATTTAATATCTTAACCATAACTGGTAAATCATATGCAATTAAATTATGACCTATAATAGAATCAAACTTATCTAAGTAAGTTGTTAAATCTTTTAATGGTTCAGATTTTTCATCATTATCACTAAAGGTCTTAACTTCATTTGTAACTGGATCTTTAGTTATCGCTAACCAAATCGTATCTACAGTTTCTAGTAAACCATTAGTCTCTAAATCTAGAAAAATCTTTTTACTCATTATACTATCCTATCTTTTAAAAAATTATAAAACTTTGCTTGCAAAGCTTCTTTAGTCCCATCATTATTAAATGCATAACTAAAAGCATGGCCATCTAATGCATGTTCAGATTCATGGCTATCACCATAAAAACCTTCTCTTTTAACGCAACAAACAAAACCATGTTTATTAATCATTTCAACTTCATTAGGAAATCTTACATCTGTAATTACTACATGTTCTTTACAAACTTTATATTGGTTCTCTAATATTCTAACCCAAATATCTTTATGTAAATTTTCTCTAAAAGCCATTCCAACTTTTTGTAATATTTCTCTTGAAGATAAATTAAACCAATCAGGTAAAGGTAATTCTCTAAACTCTCTCTCACCATCAGTACCTGATAAAATTGCTTTATCTATTCCAAAAGTATTATGTGCTAAATCTTTTATTGGTTGAGCAAAACTCATTTTTTTCCAACCAAATGTTGTAGTTAATATCTCACCAAGTGAATCTTTACCTGATCCCTTGTAACCTGCGATTCCTATTATCATTTATTCTTCTCCTTGTAAAAATTGTTCTCCAAATCCAAGAACGTATCATTGATATTACTGTAAATATTATTGCTATATTAAAACTTTCCCAAACAGTTGGATGTAAATCGAAAAATGGGAATATTAATAATTGTATTAATGTAGATAATATTAACCCACTGCCTACATCAATAAAAGTTTCAATTAAATTTCTCATTGAATATTCTCAAAAGAATCAATGGTATACATATAATTACAAGCAAAATAAGGTCTTAGGTTTTCTTCAATATTCTCTTCATCCATTATAACATTTTTATCTTCTCTACTTAAAATTGTTAAATCTAAAATTTGACCAACCTTAATAACTAAATCTATTTTATCTGTAGCAGAATTTATAAGCCCTATCTGTTTACCTTCAACTGGAACATAATAACCTTTTAGTGCATTTTTCTTTTTACCTTCTTTAATCTTTTTTATTATTTCAGGTGAAACATTAAACGTATGAAACATTTTAAATCCTATTGTTAATTAAATTGCCAAGCCCGAAGGCCTGGCAAAATGTTTATTAATTAGATAACGTCTTTATCAGAATCAATAGCTTCGAAAGCTAAACTTTCACCACCATGATATTCTTTTAACTCAGTTATTTGAACGGCAAGAAGTTGTACCGAAATACCATTCTTACCCATATACTCGTAAGGTTTTAATCTTACTTGAACATTACCTATACTACCATTACCAATAGAACTTGTATTAGTAATTGGTTGTAATTGTTTATCAACTACAGCAGGTGGTTTAGTAGGGTTCTTACCATCCGCATCTAGATATATTTTCTTTTTAAGAGTAGCAGAGTATATAACTTTACCATTCTCTTCTACAGGTTTAACATTAACGCCAGCTTTTTTCCAAGCTTCGGCATCAACCTTGTTGTCAGTCTTAACTGTACAACTATACTGAGGTGATTTTTTATCAAACCCCAGATCAGGATTAGCAGAGTCAAACTTGACCCAACTAATATTTACATTATTCATTAACATATTATTTTCTCCTATTGGTTATTTGCAAACAACAAACTAGGCTCTACCTTGTCTGTTATATTTTTTGTTGTGTTGTAGTTTAGTTTTCTTATTTGGACTTTTAGTATGAACTCTCAAACGTTTTTTAGGTTTCTCACGTTGAGTAAAGTTTTTAAATTTTATCTTAGCCATTTATTTCCTTTTGTGGTTCACATTCATCATCATCGCTTCCGCAATTTATACAAATTTTTTTATCATAATTAGCCCATTCATCAGGCTTAGCATCTTCATCACATTCTGTGCATGTATTCATAAGTCCTCCGTAACCTCCAGGATTATTATGAGCCCAAGTAGAGGAGGAATATTACAAGGGCT